ACGCCCATCTGCTGGTCGGTGATCCATCGTTTGCCGGTCGTCGCGCTTGTCGTATGCGCGTTGGGCGCGTCGAGCAGATACGCCGACGCGCCCGCGCCCTGGTTGTCGTAGTCGTAGGTGTAACCGCCGGCGCGATCCTTCCATTGGTCGCCGGTCGCGGCCGCATTGTAATCGGGCAAAATCGACGCGGCGATACAATTCAGATTATCGATCACGCCGTTGAGCTGGCGCGACGCGCGAATCCGCAACGCGATCATCGCAAGCCCGGACAGCGCAAACGGCGCTTGCGCGCGAATCGTCGTGAGCGAGGTCCAGACGCCGCTGGCCTGATACACCAGGTTAACCCAACTGCCGGTCTCGGCGCTGAACCGAATCAGCTGAATCTGCACGTCGTACTGGCCGCGCGGAACCTTCCACGTATGGCCGCATCGCGTATGACCTTTGCCGTGCGAGGCGAGCACGATATCCGGCTCGTTGACCCATCCGGCGCCGCCGGGCGTGGTGCCGGTCGGGCCCCACCTTATTTGCAGCGTGCATTGAATCCAGACGGCGTTGCCGCTGGCGGAATCGATCGCGCTGTAGCCAGTTGGAAACTGCACCACGACGTTCAGCTCGTCGGCGTTGGTCCCGCTGGTCTGAAGCTCCCAGCCCGACAGCGTGGGCGGATTATTCACCCGGCCCGAAGAGAGCGTAACGGTGAAATCGTTCTCGACGACTGAGCCTGGGTAAAGGCGCGGCGGCGAGTCGTCGGGAAAGCCCGATCGCAGTTCCCATTCCACGTCGGCAAAGCTCTCGAGCGCGGTGTCCTTGATTTTGATTTGCGAGACATCGAGCGGTCCGTAACCGAGCACGAACAGCATCCGCAGGTACTGATCGCCGCCGTTGAGTTCGATGTAGGGCGAAGACGCATACTGCGGCGCGAGCTGGCGCGTGCCGCAGATTTTCGGGATCACGGCAAAGGGCGCTGCGACATTCTGCTTGGCGGAGACCGAAAACGACTTCGGGTTTTGCGTGACGGCAGGTCCGCTCGGTTGAGAGGGCGGCGCCAGCGCACTGGTGATCAGCTTGCCAACCAGGCTGGTAACCGCGCCGACGACGACGGTAACCGTTACCGAGGCGACAGCCGCCGCCGTAGCCGCGCTCATCCCGAGTCCGACCAGCAGCGCCGCGAGGCTGGCCGAGATCGATCCGGGAATCACACGGACAGTCACGACGTCGCCGGCGCGCGGAAAGACGGTCTCGCGCTCGGCCGCGGCGACGATGCGGTCGTTAACGCATACGCGCGCTTCCGAGCCGGGCGGAATACCGAACGCCTTGATCACGTCGGCGACGGAACCGCCAACCGGGATCTCCGCTTCGAGCCGCCGCGACGACACCGGCGACGGCAGCGCATACGCGTGGAACGATTCGTCGCCGACAACTTCAGGCACGATTCGGCGGATTGGCAACTCGATCAGCTGGCCCATTACGCGGCCTCGTCCGGCGCTGGCGCGTAGCGATAGAAGCCCGCGAGCCGGCGATGCCATCGCGGGCCGTCCCACCTATCGACGCACGAATCAGAGCCTACAAACGAATGCAGAAATTTCTTTTCCGCCGGATCGACGATCACTCCGATATGCGACGGCCATCCGCCGACTCGAAACAGAACCGCGTCGCCCACGACTTCGCATCCCGGCGCGACTTCAACCCACTTGGTCACGATCTCGCCAGCGATCAGCTTGCCCACTTCGTGGCTGTCATTGACCGTGAAATGGTTCTCCGCATACGCGGGCACGTCGCAGTCGAACTGCTCGCGATACACCAAGTACACCATCCCCCAGCATCCAAGCCCGTCGCGATCGCGGCCCATCGCCTTGAAAGGAATCCCGATGTACTGATTCACCCAGGCTGGAATCATCGCTGAAACCCCTGCGGCCAAGTCGACGGAATAGCGGCGAGCTCCTTGGCATTTGCTCTAATCAGGTAGCGCCGCAATGTGTATCTGCTCATGCCGAGCAGCCGCGCTGCGCGATCGCGATTGCCGTTGCAGAAAACGAGCGTCTGCCTGATCCGCATTACGGCCACGCTGTCGAGCCAGACGTGAAAAGGTTCTCTGACGTTCCTGCCCATCACTCCTCGATCATGAAGACGGCGGGCAGCGTCGCCGGCGTGACCAGGTCGCCGGGAAAAGGCTCGTCAAGAATTTCGTCGAACCGGAGATCCATCGAGACCGTCATCTCGTCCCAATTCACGTTGCGCATGCTCATCGTCCACTGCGCTTCGATATCGTTCGGCGAAGACGCGAGAATTATCTGCATCGTGACCGTCGGCGGCACGTTGCCGACCGACCGGATCGCCGTGATTACCGAAAGATCGATATTGTCGATTTGCAGCTTGGCGACCGGCAACTGATCGCTGCGATCGTCGGGCACCTGAAACAGAAACGGAAACGGATTGAAGGTCACGCCGTTGCTGACGGTCGCAACCGCGTCGCTGGTGACAGCGATCGGAGTCGGCAGATTGGGATGCGCGATCGTGATCAGGCACAGATATGCCTGCGCCGTCTCCTGCGCATTCATCGCCTGGATATCTGCCGACGACAGCGTCCTCATATATTGCCGCCGCGCTCCGAACGGCTTTCGTTTTCAGGATGCGCCGTCGCGCCACCGTGCCCGTCCGGGTCAAGCGCGATCGTAAAGCTGTCGTACCGGGCGTGAATGTAGGTTCCGGCCGTGAGCGCAGCGGCCATGATCGCCAGCGCAGCCAGCGCAGTCCTGCATCGGACACGAGTGCGTGCAGTTTTCTCGGCCGCGCGGCTCAAGGCAGTATCTCCAGCGGCAGGCTTGCCTTCCACAGCCGCCGCTGCGCCATCGGATCGCCCGGCGGCGCGACTACTGCCGGCGCTCCGCCCACGTCGAGCGTGAACTTGGGCGGCGCGATGAAGCGGAAGTTTTGAGTCGCATCGGTGTTTGGATCGGTCCAGGTGAAAGGCAGCGCGCCTTCGGCAAGCGTCGTGATGAAAAAAGTGTCGAAGACCGCTTTCTGCGCGGAACTCATCTCGACCGGACAAGTGATCGTGCGTACGGCCGCGCTGAACCGCCGCCGCTGCTTGGCCGGGCCGGCATCCATCGCAGTGCGAAGCGCGCCCTTTTGCCGCTCGTCTGCAACCCCGATGAATTGGTTCTGCGGCAGCGATGAAGGCCACGCGGGATTCGCCATCTTTCCTTACCTCTGAATCGGGACGCGGCTGATCCCGCCGACGTCGCGTATCGCGCGATAGGTCGCGCTGCCCTGCCTGATCCCGAATGCCTGCGCCTCGTCAATTTGCACCATCATGTCGCGGCCGTTCGGATGCGGCCCCGCGCTCACTTCGGCATTCGGATGGTTATTGCTGATGTACACGTTCATCGGAGCCGCCCCCGACGAAGGCCCGCGATCCTGCCCGACGCTGACATGCTCGCCCGGCGTGGCCTTGAATTGCACCAGCTGCGAATCGACTCCGCCGCCCCCGCCCACGTCGAACGAGCCGCCAGTGGCGAAGCCGAACAGGCCGGCCGTGCCGAACAGTCCGCTGAAGAGATCGTTCGCGGTCGAGGTGCCGCCGGCGCTCTGCGTCAGACTGTCCAGAAAAGATTGGCTCGCCGCGTCGCCGCTGGCGCCGAACAGCCCGTGAAAAAGACCGGCCGGGTCGGTGAACATCTTGCCCAGCCAGCTCGTCGCATCGCCGAGCATCCCGCTCGCCGCGCTCGCGCCGGTTCCGATGCCACTCTCAATTCCGCTGAGATTCGCCGTCGGCAGCGGCGCCTTGTTCGATCCCATCGCCGAATTGAGCGCGTTCTCCAGCGGATTAAGGATCAGCAGCTGCTCGACGACCTTCATCAGGTCCTGCACCAGCGCAGCGGCCGCCTTGCCCGACTGCTGCATCGCGGTCTCATGCTTTTTCGCCGCGTCGGTCCCGACCAGCATCGCGCTCGACAGATCGAGAAAGCTGCTGGTGCCGCGCGCGACCGCGCTCGAAACTTCGCCCGCCATCGTATTCGCGGTTTTCTGCGCCTGCGCATCTTCCTTGCCGAACTCGGTGCCGAGATTCGCGATCGCGGCGGTGTACTCATTCCAATCGATATCGCCCGACGCGAGCAGCACCTGCAGATGGTCGATATCGTCGGCCAATTTCTGCATCGGCGTATGCGCCGCCTCGACCCGCTTCAGGAACTCATCGACTTGCCGGTTCTGCTCCTGCTGCCCCTTGTTCGATTCGTCGAGGGCTTTCTTTTCATCCTCGAGCGCGAATTTCTGCTGCTCGCGCGCGGTGACTTCATTGTAAATCTGCTGCACCTGCTGTCCGCTCAGATTGCTGCCAGCTTTTTCCAGCTCCTGCTCGATCGCGTTGGCAGTCTGCGCCTCGCGCATCGCATTGGTGCCGAGCCCCATCGCATCGGCCAGCCGCGTATAGTCGTCGGTCTGGCGCTCGATCGCCTCGCTGGTCTTGTCGAACTCTTCCTGCGCCTTTTGCTGCGCCGCAATCTGCTCCTGCGACGGACCGGTGTCGGTCGGATGCAGCGGGGTCGATTTCCCCGGACCAGCCGAATCGAAGATCGCCTGCAGGCGCTTCGCCGCATCTTCAGAGGTCGCGGTAAACTCATTGGCGGCCGATTCGTAATCGCCGCCCATACTGTCAAGCACGAAATGGAACGCATCGCCGAGAAAGGTCAGCGCGCCAGCGGCGAACGATCCTGCCGCGGACGACGCACCCCCAAGAGTCTTGGTAAAATCACCCAGCCGGTTGATATCCTGCGTCAGAACGCCGCTCATCCCGCCTTCGCCAAACTTTTCGATCAGGTCCTCGACGTCATGCGTGGTCGAGCTCATCGCGCCGCCCAGCGTGTTGCGCATCGCGTCGGCGGTACCGCCGAATTTGACCGTCAGCGCGTCGAGGATCACGCCCTGCGCGCCGGCGATATTGCCCATGTCCTCGAAATTCTTGATAGCGGCTCGCTGCATCGGACTGAGCTGGCCGATCGAGCGTTGCAGCAGCATCATGCCGCGCTCGGGATCCTGCAGCGCGCGGCCGAGCTGCGTGGCGGCCGCGGGCAAATCTTTTCCGGTCGCGGCCGCCAGGTCGAGCGTGGCCTGCAGCGCCTTGGGAAAGACGTCGTGCCCGATATTGGTGAAGGCGAGCAGCAACCCTTGCGCCTGCTCGATTTCGACGTGGCTATAGGTCGAGGTCTGCTGCAGCGCGTCAGCCATCTTGACCAGCTCCGCGCGCGAATAGCCGATCGCGCCGCCGGTCGATTGCAGTACTGCGCTCAGACGCGCGAGCGCGTTTTCGTTCTGCTCGATCGCGTCGATACTTTCCTTAAGTCCGAAGCCGATGCCCAATACCCCGATCAGGTTTTGAAACTGCCCGACCAGGCCGCCTACCAGATTCGCGCTGCTGGCGGTGAATTGCGCGATACCCGCCTGCATCTGCGCGGTGCCGGCTTCGACCGCAGTGCGCGCTTCGGCCAGCCCGCGCGTCAGCGGCGCGAGCGACGCGACGATCTCTACCTGCGCAGAACCAAGTTGTTCGTCAGCCATTCAATTTCACCGTCGATTTCTCGGCCGCCCGATTTGCCAGCATCTCGCGCATGTCGCGTTCACTCTCCTCGAGCTCGGCTGCGAGCTCGGCTTCGGTTTTCGGTGGCGCCAGCAGCGCCTCGTACGACGGCAGCCGCTCGGTGCGCATCAGCGCCGCGATATGCCACGCGAGATCGAGCACGCGCCGGCGATGCGCATTTACCGCGATCTGCAGCTCGCGCGGCGTGAGATGCCAGAACTGGTCGAGTCCGATTTCCGCTTCGACCGCGATTTGCCTTAGCCGATCCCATGACTGGTCGAGGCTGATCAGTCCTTCGCGGCTGACGTAGGGTTTTCGGTCTCTGAGCCTTCACTTGGCGTGACGATCGGAAACGCCGCCTGCCACGCGTCGGTGATAATCTCGAACGGGATAAGTCCCTCCGCGCGCATTTCGTCCAGGATGTCGCCGGCCTGCTCGAGCGTGAACGGTTTCGATTGAGGCCGGTTCTTGAGCCGATAGCCTTCGAGCGCCGCCAACAGCATCAGCTGCAGGTCGGCCAGCTCCTCGCCCGGAGCGCGCAGCAGCGGACGCTTGAGATCGCGCTGAAGTTTATAAACCGCGTTCTGGGTAAACCTGATCGTGTAG